CCCACAGCCGGGGGGCTGCGGTGGGGGGGCGTATCCCGCTCCTACGAGTACCGGCATCAGCAACCGCGTCCGCACGATGCACAGCGTTTCGCCGACCGCCCGCTCGCCCCACCCGGGCGGCAGGTACAGCAACACGGGCAGCTCGCCGGGCGCGGCGTAGCCCTCGGCCTGCCGCGTCCACGCTTTGGGTCGCCACTCTGCGCCGGTCTTGATCTCCCACGCGACGCCGGGCGTACCGAGGAGGTCGCGGCCGGGCCGCCCGTTCGGGGTCGGCTCGACGCTCGGCCACCACGGGGTCAGGTAGTCCGCGACCCAGTGCGGCGCGCGGTTGCCCCGGTCGCGGGTCACGGCGGGGCCGCCAGCTCGCCGGGGTCGAACAGCTCGCCCTGGCCGGGGGGGACGGGCGGAGGTTTCGGGACGAGGAGCGCGCTGGCCCGCTCGCGGGGGTCGCGGGTCCGCCAGCGGGCGGCGCGGCAGTAGTCGCCGGACAGGTCGACGGTGATGCCGGTCCGCCCGTAGGCGGCGGCCACTAGCGCGGTGGTTCCGGTCCCGCCGAACGGGTCGAGGACGATCGCGGGGCGGGTGGGCGCGTCGGGCTTCGGGCAAGCGCAGGCGTAGCCGGTAATTGTGACGTCCGTCTGGCCCTTCGTCTTCCACTTGGTGCCCCCCGACTGCGGAATACCATCCCGTTGGCCGTTGTGGGTCTTGGAGTAGCCAGGCCGGATGTCCAGCCGCTCATAGTTGGCTACCGGCCGCCGTCCCTCGCCGCATTCCAGGCAGATACCCGGGGGTGACCAGCCGAGGATGATCCGGCGGGGCAGCTCCATCGGGTAGGCGGCGAAATGGTCAACGCCGAGCCATTCGGGGATGGTGAGGGGCTGGCTCGGGATGTCCCACACGGACCCGGGCAGTTTGCCGAGGGGGTTGTACTCGCGGTCTTTCATGACGACCGGGCCTCGAGCTAGGCCGTCCTTTTGAGGCGGCGCGTAGCCGTTCAGGTTGACGCCTGCGCGGCCCTTGAACGTCGGCCCGGTCTGCGGTTCGCGGATCTCGTCTACCGCGGCGTAGTACCGGGGTTGCTTGACGAGGTGGAAGACGTATTCGTGGGCGGTGCGGCAGCGGTCGGTGACGGATTCGGGTAGGCCGTTGGGTTTGGCCCAGATGATGTCTCGGCGCAGGATCAGGCCGAGGTCGTCAGTGCAGGCGAGGGCGTACCGCCACGGCAGGCCGAGCAGCGATTTGGGCGCATAGCCCGCCGCGGCGGGCTGCCGCGGGGTAGTGGGCCACTTCGTGCCGCCGCCGTGACCATGCTTGCCCGACCGGAGCGCGGCCGACTTTTCCCCAGTGTGCGCGCCAGCGCCAGAACTGTATTTGTCGCCGAGGTTGACGAACAGGCTGCCCTCGGGCTTGAGCACCCGGATCCATTCGCGGGTGCAGTCGAGCAGCGCGGCGAGCCATTCCCCCGGGGTTGCCTCGGAGCCGATCTGCCCGGCGTAGTGCTCCCCGCCGTCGGTGTAGGACCGGAGCCCGAAGTACGGGGGGCTGGTGCAGATCAGGTCGACGGTGGCGTCGGGCAGCGGCAGCCGCCGGGCGTCGCCGCGGAGCACGACCGCGGTCATGACTCGAGCCGGGGTAGCTCGACGGTATCGCAGCCGATCACGGCGAGCACCCACGCCGGGACCTGCTCGCCGTAGGACCGGACGAGCCAGCGCAGCACCGCGCCGCGGGTTATCGTCCAGTGCTCGCCCCACCGGGCTACGTGGTCGATCTCGAATCGCTGATAGGGCAGGGCGCGGTAACCGTCATCACAGAGGCATTCGGTGATCAGCTCGGGCTCGAGGTCGTGATGCCGCCCGCGGTCGTAGGGCTCGGTATCGTCGCCTAGCTCGTCGGCCCATACGACGTAGACGGTCCCGTTGCACAGCGGGCACGCCGCGGCCGGGCCTAGCGCGTCGATGAGCAGCGACCGGGCCAGGTCGGCGGGGGCCGGGCCGACGTAGCCCCACGCCAGCCCGGCGCGCAGCGAATGCCGCGGGATATGCCGCAGCGGGTAGCGCTCGCCGCTGTGCTTGTCGTGCGCGATAACGCGGTAACCGCCATCGGCGAGGCGGGCGCCGTGATAGCAGGTCGGGGTCATGGGGCCGAGCCCGCGCAGCCGCGCCGGAATTCGGACAGCTCGGGATCCCACTGATACCAGCAAATCATCGTGTCCAGCGGCAGCGGGTCGAGGTCGGGGCTAAACCCGGTCGGCCGGTTGCAGTGGGTGCACTGCCCGCCGTCGATGACCTGGTCGCACAGCCGGAACACGGCCTCGAGCGGGGCGGTCGAGGCGGCGCACTCCCAGCGGCCGGACCACCGGGCCGCGGCTACCCATATCAGGGGGGGTTTCTCCTCGTCGCAATACCAGATTTTGAACTCGTCGGCGCCGGTCGCGCCGAGCAGGTCAACCGCGGCGGTTAGCTGCCGGTCCTCGACGGTGACGGGCTTAGGCATCGGCGTTATCTCCAATGGCGTTGTTTACGGTGCGGATCGCCGTCATCTGCGCGGACCGCAGGGCGGCCGAGCCGAGCCCGGCGCCCTTGATACCGCCGGGGGAGTAGGCGAGGTTAACGGCCCGCTGCATCGGCGCCGGGACGAGCCGCCAGTGAATCCCGCACATCAGCAGGTGGTCGGGGACGTCGCGGGGGCAGCGGCGGGCCGGGCATGCGTGCGTCATGAGGACCTGCCGGGGGTGAATAGCACCGGGCCAAAGCGCAGGAACTCGGCGGCGAACCGGGGGCCGTGCGGGCCGAGGTAGAGCACGGCCTGACCTTGCAGCGGAGCCGCCGAATCCCGGCCGGGTTGCCAGAACCGGATCCGGGCGCGCGGGAAACACACGGCGGCAGCCTCGGCGAGCACTACCTGAAACCACGCGGTCTCGGTGGCGTTGTTCACCAGGGCGCACGCCTCGGCCACCGTGCCCGCCTCATACTCGCGGGCGAGCCGGGCGCAGAAACGGTCGACTGCCGGGTGCGCGTAGGGCGGATTCATCCACATGCGGCCCGCCCACGGTTGCGCTAGCCCGTCGTCGGCGGTGGTGCAGATCCGGGCGGCGCCGACCACGGCGTTCGCCTCCTCGCTCGAGGCGGGGTCGAGGTCGATCGCGCCCATCACGGCGACCGCGGCGTCGATGTACTCGGGCGGGGTGTACCACTCGAACTCGCCCGTGTTGCGGGCCACGTGCGGCCGGGGCTCGGGCTCGGCGGCAGGCTCGGGCGGCGGCGTTGGATATCCAACAGGCCCCGGGGCTTTGCCCTGGTCGGGGGCCTCCTCGGCGGGCTCGGGCGTTGGATATCCAACACGCTTGCGCCCGCCTTGCAAATCGTCATTGACCGTGCTCGGGTCGACGCCGAGGATATCGGCGGTCTCGCGCTGGCTGTGGCCCTCGGCCGTTAGCTCGCGGGCCGCGTCGCGCCGCTCCTCGATCTCGAGCCGGACATAGCCGCCGAGCCGCTGCTTGACCCACTGCTCGGTCGTCATGTCCAGCGCGGCGGGTACGCCGAGGACGACCGCGAGCTTGATCATCCGCCACGAGCCGCCGATGACCTGCGCTTGCGCCTGCGTCCACTCCTCGGCATGCTCGCGGGCGATCCGGGCGCGCAGCCCGGCCAGCGTCCCGGTCGGCTCGACCTCGGCGGCAGCGTCGGCGAGCCCGGCCCGGATCCGTCGCTCGAGGTCGTCCTCGCTCACGGCGGGTCGACCTCGGCGGCGTCCTGCGCCCCGAGGGCTTGCATGCGGGTGATCACCTCGCGGTAATCGTCGGCGACCTTGCCGAGCTGTTCACGGCACCGGGTCAGCATCTTGACATCGTGGCCATGCTGGCGGGCCAGGATCCGCACCTCATCGAGGAGGGCGAGCAGGTCCTCGGCGCGCAGCGCGTCGCCGTCGCCCTTGGTTATCCACAAGTCGATGCGCTCGGCGATCAGGTCGATATCGCGGGTGTCAAGGCTCATCGGGGGTTGCCTCCTCGGTCCGGGCGATGCTGCGAATCGCGTCGAGCGCGTCGAGCACTCTGCTCGCCTCCTGCGCGGTCAGCTCGGTCGTGGTCGTGATCTCGTTGCCTGGCTCACGGCCCGCCCATTGCGAGATCAGCGGGAGCGCGGTTTCCCGGTCGTCCTTGCCGATCTCGCGTAGCCCGGCGTGCAGCCGGTCGAGCTGCGGCTTGCCGATCATGTCGGGCTCGGGCTCGGGGGGCAGCGGCTCGGTAGCGGCGGGCAGCGGCGGCCCGGCGGGCAGGGCGGGCGGCCGGGCCGGGGTCTTGCGGCGGGTGCGCTTCGCTTTCGCCGCGGGTGCGTGGCCGTCGCCGTCGGCGGCCGGGGCGCCCTCGAGGGCGTGCAGCGGCGCGGCGCCCTCCTCGAGCTGGTCGATCAGCTCCTCGGCCACGTAGGGAATGCCGAGTATCGCATCCGCGGCGATCCACCGGGACGCCTCGGCGGTGGCGCGGGCGACCAGCATGGACTGAGGCTGGCGGCGCCACTGTCCCCGCTCACTGCCCGGGTACAGGCCGAGGGTGCGGGCGCGGTCCAGCGCCCATATCGACTGCTGGACGTCCTCGGTCCCGGCGCGGCGGGCTCGCACGACGGCGCGGGTCTCGGTCGACTCGGCGACCCAGATGTCATGCCCGGCGTTCTGGAGGATCGCCCGCAGCGTCAGCGCGGCCAGCGCGGGCGTGTTATTGATCACGGCGATGGACCGGAGCGACGCCATCGGCTTTAGCCCTAGCTCTTGCCCGGTCAGGATCGCCGCGGCGGCGGTCGCGGTCGTGGCGTCGAGGTCGAGGCTGGCGGGCCGCCCGTCCTTGCCGTCGAGGACGCGGCCCTTATCGTCAAGCAGGTAGCGGCGCAGGGTCTCGGGCAGGAACGCGGTCGGGGCTAGCTGGCGGGCGATCGTCGCGGCGGCCTCTAGCTCGGCGGCCCACATGCGAAGCGATAGCTCGTCGCCGGGCTTCGCCGCGGTCACGGCGCGGCCTCGAGGGCCGGGGCTGTCTCTTGCGGTAGCGTCATAGCGGCGGCGGTTTCCCCTCCTGATAGCAGGTGCGGACTAGGGGGATTGCGGGCGCCATTGCCCACGGGTTCACTTATGACGGCGCCGCCGGGTCGGGGTACGGCCCGGCGGCTACGCCGACCCACTCCTTCCGCGTCTCCTCGGCGTGATAGAGCCAGGCCAGATATTGGAAGTAGGTCCACGTGTCGGGGCCGGTATCGACCGGGATGAGGTCCCACCCGTCGCCCCGGATCCACACCGCGGCGCAGCGGTCGATCTCGAGCCAGGACATAGGCCGCTCGCTGCCGTCCTCGGCGATGAATACCTCGGCGTTCTGGTAGCCGCACAGTTGCAGCGCGGTTTCGGGCCAGATGCCCGACCGGGACATCTTGAGGTCGAGCAGCCAGCGCCCGGCCGGGATTTCCTGGCCGTCCCACGGGACCGGGCCGAGGTCGGCGATCAGGTCGAGCGTCCCGCAGTAGCGGACGGTGCGGTTGCCGAGGATCAGCTCGGCGGCGATGACCTTGGGCTCGAGCCGGTCGAGGAAATCACGGCAATTCTCGACGTGCCCGGTCAGCTCGTCGGGGTAGGTGGCCTCCTCGCCGAGATTGAGGCGGTGCGCGATGGCGTGCACGTCGGTCCCGCGCCCGGCGGCGGCGTCCCGCTCGGCCCATCTCGAGCCGAGCAGTTGCTTTAGCCGGGCGGCCGGGGGCAGCTTGCCGAGGCTTCCCCAGTTATCGACCGCGTAGCTGGCGACCTGCTTGCCCGGGTACTCGGCGAGCGCGCCGCTCTTGAAATGCCCGGTGATCGTGGTCACGCCGGGCACCTTGAGCCCGTCAATGCGGTAGCCGTGGTTGCGGCCGTAGTTACGCCGCGCGATGCCCGCCGCGGCTTTTGCTGGCGCCGTCATCGTGCCCGCCCCATGCTTCGCCTGCCCGGCGTCTGCGCCCGCGTCCGGGTGTGCGGGTTGGCTGCGGCGTCACCTGACGTTACGTCGGGCACGGGTGACCTGGCCAGCCCGGGGGCCTCGGCGGTCATGCCGCGGCCCCCGGGAGCAGCTCGGCGGGCTGATGGCCGTACAGCTCGGCGAGCCGGGTCAGCACCTCGACGGTCGGGTTACGGGCGCGGCCGGACTCGAGCCCGGCCAGCCACGGGTAACTCATGCCGAGCGCGGCACTCGCCGCGGTCAGGCTGAGCCCTGACGTCTCGCGCCAGGTTCGCAACTTCACGTGATCGTAGAGGCGCCCCTCGGCGCCGGGCGCGGCAGTGGCAGCCAACGGAATCTCCCATCAGCGGGTCGGCGGTCCTGGCCGGACTTTTTGCGCCTATCCGCTGGCGGGCACGGCATTTATTGCGCCCCCCGGGGGGGCGGGCACGGGCATTTGTTACGCCCCCCGGTGACGGGGCGGGCACTCCTCAGAGCGTGATACACGACCAAGCTACGTCCGGGGTTACGGCAACGTCAACATCAGCCGGGCAGTATGTTGCGCCTAAGCAAACAAAAGGGACGGCGCCGGGCCGCGGGGGCACCCGGCGCCGTCCGGCGGCCTGCCGCGCGTCAGGTGGCGAACCGTCCCGCCGGGCCGAGGATCGCCTCGAGGTGCTCGCGGACCGGGCCGAACATGTCGGGCATGCGGTCCCGCACCTCATCGAGCCCGGCCCACTCCACCGCGTCTAGGTCTTCGGTATCGAGTAGCTGCGGGTCCGGCGCGGGCTCGGCGGCGTTCGCGGCGAGGTAGACCATGACGCGGCCGGTCCGCGGGTGCACCCGGCGGCCGAACAGCGTGACGGCGGTTATCGGTATGCCGGTCTCCTGCGGCACCCGGCGGGTCAGCGCGTCGGCGGCGGTCTCGCCGGTCGACACTTCGCCGCCCGGGAATGTCCACGGCGGGATGCCGTCCCGGCGATGCTCGATCAGCACGCCCCGCGATGACGTGATGATGGCTAGCGCGATGTGCGGCTGTTCCTCGATCGTGCCCGGATCTGTCATCGGGTTACCCCATTTCTCGTGTTGCCTGCGCCCGGTTCGGACTAGCTGGCCAGCGCGGCCGGGCGTGAGACCGAGCACGGCGGCCAGTTGTGACTGTGACAGGCCCCGCTCGTCGGTCATTACCGCGGCGAGCCATGCACGCAGCGTGCCCGCCTCGACGCTGATTTGCTGGCCGATCTGCCCTAGCTCGGTCACGGCGCTGAATGCCTCGCGGGCATCGGGCCATGCCTGGATAGCGGCGCCCGCTAGCGCGACGTGCTCGCGTATCGAGCGCAGCTCGCTAGCGGGCGATGTGCCCTTGCGGTAGCCGGTCATTGTCCGATCATAGACCGGACTATTCCGGCGTAGGGGGATAGACACGCCGCATTGGGGGGGCTAGCGTGTCTATAGCCCGCCCTATAGGGCGGACCTATAGGGCGGGCCGAAACGCCGAGTGTGTCCCGTGAGGCGGCACGCCGCACCGGAGAGGAGGCGGGAATTTGAGGGGGCGCGTAAGCGCGCCAGGGACGGCGGCCCCGTTAGCGGGGCGACCACTACCAAAACTCCCATATCGGAAACTCCCAGGCGGGCGGTCCCATTGTGACCGCGTAGCCCTCGACAGCCGGGCAGGCAAACGGCCCGGCGGCACTGACAACTGAAAATGCACGGACTGCCTGAACTGTCCTAGCCCGCGGGGAAGCGGTCTAGGGCTGGCCAGCCCCCGGCCCCCGGCGTGAGACCTTCCGAGTCCGCGGGGACCGGGGGCTGGCATCCCAATCGTAAAAGGAAGTTGCCATGCCATACGGGTATAAATTCCAGATCGGGGTCCAGCGGGTTACCGAGCCTAACCCGGCTCATCGCGGGCGGGCTGGCCCCGTCATGGCCGTGATCATCGCGCTCGCGCTGGTCGTGGTTGCCCTCCTGATCTGGCCTCGCAATGCGCCCGCCGAGCCAGCCCCGGCGGCGCATATCGCGCCCGCCCCGGCCGCGCCCGCCAAGACCGCAGCGGCCCCGGCGATCGTCCGAGTGACCGGGCAGACCGGGGCCGTCTGCATCCTTCCCGGCGGTAAGCCGGTCGGGCCGGTCGAGCTGGTCAAGGTCCCCTAGCTCCCCGCCAGGCCGAGTCGTTGGCTGCGTGCTGGCCTCGCGGGCGAGAGAGGCCCCGGCACTCCCTGGCTTCCCGGGATGTGCCGGGGCCGCCTACGTGAAAGGCAGCCCCGGTGAGAGAACCCGAGGAACACCTCGAACCAGAGTGCACGATCGTCCCGCACGACCACGGCTGGCAGCGTCGCCAGTGGGGCTATGTCGCCCGCTGCTCGGGGGCCTGGTACTGCCTGACCTGCGGCCGGTATTTTACCGGCCCGCGCAGGTGGCGGTGCGACCTCGCATACCCGGACCGACCTGCGGGGACGTGAACGTACAAGCTGTCATGTTACTGACCAACAACTATAGAGCTGGTACGTTCAATCTGGTACCCTCTGTAGGGGGGGCTATCCGGGCGGAACCCGGGCCTTAGTCGGAAGGGTAACAGTGATGGGACTTAAGCCTGCGGGCGGTTGGCTGCGCGTGTCGACCACGGCGCAAGATGAGCAGTTGCAGCGCGCCGACCTGCTGAGGTTCGCGGCCGATCACGGGCTCGGCATAGCCGTCTGGTACCGGGCTCACGCCAAGTCGGCGAGCAAGGGCGAGCACGACGCCGATATGAGCGACGCGCTCGAGGACACGCGCGCCGGGCGTATCCGGGTGCTGCTCGCAACCGCGCTCGACCGGACCGAGCGGCGCGGGATCGAGGCGCAATTCCGGGTGATCCGCGAATTCCGGGAGGCGGGCGGCGACGTCTGGTCGGTCCTCGAGTCGCCGGTCAACGGTAAGCCGCTCGAGGAGGTCGGCCTCACGCTGGCCACCATCGCCGATATGAACCGGCGTAAGGCCGAGCTGGCGGCGTTCAATACAAAGCGCGGGCATGACGCCATCGACGCTAACGGCGCATTCCGGGGCCGGGTGCCGTTCGGTTATGAGGCGGCCGGGGCGAAGTATCACAAGCAGCTCATACCGACCCAGATCGGCCGGGACTGGATACCGCAGATATTCGAGCGGATCATCGCGGGCTGGTCTCTGGGTGAGGTGTGCTGGTGGCTTGACTCGCTCAAGATCCGGTTTCGCAAGGATGGGACGCTCGCCCCATGGTGGCCAGCGACGGTCGCCCAGGTAATCCGCAACCCGGTCTACGTCGGGCATTACAGCGACGGCGAGGGCCGGTGGGTGCACGAGTGCGAGGGCCTCATCGACGCGACCGTTTTCCGGGTGGCGAATGAGAAACTATCCGGCCGGGCGCGTAAGCCGATCGGGCCGCGGGGCCGACCGGAGTACCGGGCGAGGCTGCGCGGCGCCCTCACGTGCCCGGATTGCGGCGGTGGCATGGGTAAGAACGCATCGCCGAATACGCGCACTAGCGGCGGGGGCATCTCTAAGCCTTATTACCGATGCCGGGGCACGGGCGGGCCGATGCAAAAAGGCTGCGGTAACAACGTGAGCCTAGAGCTGGTCGATAAAGCGGTCGACCGGGTTATCAGGACCGAGTTTCACTCGCCCGTGTTGCTGCGCGTCCTGGTCAAGGGCGGCGATCATCAGGCCGAGATAGACCAGGTAGACCTCGAGCTGCGGCAGCTACCGGCCCGCGGGCTCGGCCGGGCCGCCGAGCAGGCCGAGCGGGAGCGGCTGTGGGCCGAGCAAGACCGCCTCGGGGGCCTGCCTGTCGAGGAGGACCGTTGGGAGGAGGTCCCCACGGGCGAGATGTACGACCGCGTGTGGGCGGGCCTGCCCGACGCTGAGCGGGGCGCGTGGCTCGTGCGGCACGGATTCCGGGTCTACGCCTCTAAGGCTGGCGTGCGGGTGACGTTTCGGGAGCGGGACCTACGATCACGGTTTCGGGCGTGAACGGGAAACCGGGCCAGGCCGCGTCGAATGCGTGCCCGGCCGGGCAGTGCTGGCGGGCCGTGTCGCGGCCCTCGGCCCACTTGCCGGTGACCTCGAGCCCGCAGCGGGGGCAGTCGATGGCGGCCTCGCGCTCGATCGGGGCCGAGGGGTCCTCGAGCGATACGAACGCCGACACGTAGCGGCTCACGCCTGGAGACGCTAGGCGACTGAATTAGGATTAATCTACAACTGAGCATCGCACTTTGAGGGGGCGATGCCAGGCGTAACACACCTCGCCGTCCCGCTCGCCCCGGAGTGGGCTCGACGGCTGTAGGCATCACGGTAAAGAGCCCGCCCGGGATCGTCCGGGCGGGCTCTTTGCGTGCCGGGCCTAGAAGACCTGGACGTCGCGGACGTCCTCGGCGAAGTGATCCCGCAGGCCGCCGCGCCGCCCCTCGGTCTGCCACGAAACGTCCTCGCTGCGGTGGCGCCCATAGCCATTGTGGAAGACCCGGACGTCGCACACGTCGCGGACGAACACGAACTGACCGCCGCCGTAATAGCCCTCCTGGATGTAGGTCAGGTCCTCGTTGCAGAAACCGGGCCGCGGGGCGGGCGCCCTGGTCGCGGCCGATGCCGTCGCGGCAGTGGCGCCGAGCAGGCCGAGCGCGGCCACGGGCACGGCCAGGCCGAGCACGGCGCGGCGACGGAACCGGGGCAGAATGCGGAGCGTCATAGGGGGTGTTCCTTTCATCGGGGGGCCAGCCCTAGCACGGCTGGCCTTCCCAACGTATCCGGCGGGCATCACGGCGGGGCCTCGGCGGCCTTACGGCCCTCAGAACGTTTCTAAGCGCCCCGGGGCGGCCGGGCATCCGCTTACACGTCCGGGCCGCCGCTAGGGCCGCCAGCGTCGCCGGGGCCGCGGGGGCCGCCCTTCCCGCCGCCGAGGTAAACGGCAACCGCGCCGATCGCGGCGCCGAGCACGGTCGAGACCGTGGCGAGGGCCTCATCGGACAGTACGTAATTCGGGTTGCGCCCGCCATTGATAGCGCCGATGATCAGCACGGTTACCACGCCTAGCACGAGCAGCACGGCGGCCAGGCCGCGCAGGTCGAGCCCTCTCACGTGAACGGCAGCGGCAGCGGCAGCGGCGGGCCGAGGGGCCGGGGGCCGGTCGCCCGCTGGTCATCGGGCCGCACCGTGAGCGGTACGAACCGTATCGCGTCGAGAAATATGAAGTTGAGCCCGATCGCCCCGGGCCAGTCCTGCGCGGGGTTGCTGTAGAGCTGTAGCTGATATCCGGCCGACGTGATGACTTGAGCCGTTACCCGGATCGGCCCGCCGATCGTGAGCGCGGCACACGCGAAAATGGCAGTCGGGCACGTAAACCCGATCGGGATCCCGGCGATAACCGCGTTTTGCGTGGGCATCCCGCCGCCGTTCCACATGACATAACCGCCGATCCAGCACACGCCGCGGTGATAGTAGAACCGTAGCGGCGGCTCGCCCGGGACACCCGCAACCCCGTCGACCCACCCGGGGCCGAGCGACAGCGCCCAGCTCCGCGGCGGCTCGACCAGCTCGGCGCGGGTGACCTCGCCGGGGGCGCCGGTCGGGCCGGTCGGCCCGGTGTTGCCGGTCGGGCCTTGGATCCCGGCCGGTCCCTCGATCCCGGGCGGTCCCTCGATGCCCTGCGGTCCCTCGGGGCCTTGCGCCCCGGCCGGGCCGTCCGGCCCCTCGATCCCCTGCGGGCCTTGCGGGCCGGGCACGCCCTCGGGGCCGGGCTCGCCCTGGTCGCCCTGCGGGCCGAGGATCGGCCCGACGTCCTGCCACCCGCTCGAGGCGGTGACTTGCGAAATGTAAACGTAGAGGTGCCCGTCCTCGGGGTGCCCGTCGCGGTGGAATAGCAGCGCCTCGCCGACGCGCATCTGATAGGCGGGCGTACCGGGCCGGTCCCAATCGTTCGGGAAATAGCCGGTAACGGGCAGGTCGGCGGGCACGTGGTTGATCCCGAACTGCCCGACAATGACGGTCGCCGACCCGTCCTGGCCGGGCGGCCCGTAGGGGCCTTGCGGGCCGGTCGGTCCCGCCGGGCCGGACGGGCCGAGGGCGCCGGGGTCTCCGCGCAGCCCTTGCGGTCCCTGCGGGCCGGGGGCGCCCATCGCGCCCTGTTCGCCCCGGGCGCCCTGCGGTCCGGCCGGGCCTTGGATCCCGGCGCCGCCGGGCGGGCCGGGTTCGCCGGGCGGGCCGGGCGGCGCGGCGAGAATCCCGGGGTTGATCCACGGGGCGCCGCCGACGTTCGCCTCGCCCGTGAACGTCCATAGCTCGCCGTTCGGCTCGTAAATCAGCGACCAGCCCAGCTCGATCTGTACGTCATTGATCGGCTTGCCGAGCCCGTCCCAATCGGCCGGGATAAACCCGTCGTCGGGCAGGTCGGCGGGCGTGCGGACCGCGCCGAACGTGCCGACGATCAGGGTTGCGAGGGCGCCCTCGCCGGGCGGTCCCTCGGGGCCTTGCGGTCCCTCGGGGCCGGGCGGGCCGACCGGGCCGGGTAGCCCGGTTATCACGTCGACCGCGGCGGGCGGGCCGGGCACGATCACGTCGTATTCAGTCATCGCGGGTCACGTCCGGCGTGACGGCGACCCGGCCGCGGACCGCGGTCGTTACCCGGCCGTCCGGGTAGGTCAGTTGCATATCCCATCGGCCCGTCGGGCAGCGGGCCGCCCGCTCGGCGGATAGGTGCACGATCACCACGTTAGGCAGCTCGACGTTGACGGTCAGGTCGACCGCGGCGAGCGCGTCGGGATCCCGGCGTATCTGCGCGGCGACATGCAGCCCGGCGAGGTCGAATGGTTCGGTCCGCTCGAGGTCGGCCCATAGCCGGAACCGCCACGTCCGGGAGTCGCCGCGGTAGACGTAGAGCGGCGCCTCGGGCGGGGCGCCGAGCACCGCGGCCGGGGCGCGCTCGAGGGCGATAGTCATTTCGCGTTGCCGCCCTGGTTTGACCAGGCCCACGAGCCGCCACCGCTGCCGCGCTGATACGAGCAGACATTCCCGGCGCCGTTGACGTAGCTGATCACCAGCGCCCCGGCGGGCAAGACCGCCATCGACACGCCGCTTATGCTCTTGCTGGCCGGGTCGACCATGTGCCATGCGCCCTTAGTGTCCGGGCCTGCGTAGTAAACCCGCTGATCGGAACCGCGGCACGCGCGGTAAATCTGGTCCTTGAAATACACGACGGCGGGGGTCATCTTGTCTCCATCCTGCTCGCTCGGGGGGGCCGAGGTCGGCGGGGCGCCGCCGCTCGCCTTGCTGATCAGCACGTCCCACGGGAAGCCGGGGCCGGGGTCGGTGTGATTGTTGCCGTAGGCGCCGAGGTCGTTATGCCCGCATAGCCCCTTGCCGCTCGTGACCTGGCTCGAGGACAGCTTGACTATCGGGATCCCGTAGTAACGGGCCTCCTCGGCGACCCATGCGGCGGTGTTGTCGAGCAGCCAGCCTTGCGTGCCGAGCCAGTGCGAGCGCGACCAGCCTTGCGAGGCGCCCGAGGGCGTGCACATCTCGATACAGATAGCCGCGCTGTTGGCGTTGCCCTGCGCCCACGCGGCCCGGTCCCGCTTGACGTACTCGGCGATGGTGCCGACGCGCTTGTTATCGGCCCCGGTGTGCGAGGACACTTTCGCCGAGGGGTTGGCAAACCAGTTGGCGAGCGATTCGATATCCTGCGCGCCTTCGGTGCAGTGCAGCACGATCAGCCGCACGGATGCGGACCGGCCGGAATGGTGCGGCGACGGGCGCCATAGGCGGGTTAGCGCCATTCGGGGACCTCCTCGACGGGATGCGGGTCGGCGGGCTCGCCGTCCGGCGGGCCGCCCTCGGGGGTCTCGTCGGGCGGATCCTGGTCGGCTCGCTCGGCGGGCTCGGTCATTTGCTCGTCCTCCTGCCGTCGTTCGGTGGGAATGGCAACTCGGGATGCTGGCCGGGCTCCTCCTCGGCGCCCGCCGCGCCGGTCCCGGTCCCGGTCTCACCGGACCGGAACGCGGCGGTCGCCAACTGGTAGAACCCTTGATCGGCGGCGACGGTCCCGCCGCCCAGTTGCCCGGTCACCGTGACTAGCGCATCGGTGCCGGGGTTAAAACTGGTCTCGCCGCCGGGGCCGACCAGGTAGACGCCGACCGGGGTACTGCTCACCGGACCCGTAGCGGTGACCAGATACATCTTTGTTGCACAGTAAAACCGCTGGCCGCTGATGACGGTTATCACCGATTCCATCCGCCAGCGCTTGTTACCCGCCGCCGCCCCGGTGAGCGGGTAGCCGTCGGCGCCGAGCGATATTCCGCCCCACGCCAGCCGCATTGTCAGCGTGCGGCCCGTGTTCGTGCCGACGTTGAACAGCCCGGTCACGATGATCTGGTAGACGGTACCGGGGGTCGCGTCACCCGCCGGGATGAGGTGGGAGAGTAGCGGGTGTTCGGCGTTGTCGCTAAACCACTGGCCTTGCGTCGTGACGGCGCCGCCCCCGGATCCGCCCTGGCCGGGCGGTCCCTGCGGGCCTTGCGGTCCTTGCGGTCCCTGCGCGCCGTCCGCCCCGGCGATGCCCTGCGGGCCGGGCGGGCCGACCGCCCCCGGCGGCCCCTGGATGACCCCGGCGCTAAGCCATGCGCTGCCCGGCGAGGTCGGGCCGACGAATACCCATAGCGTCCCGTCGGGCTCGTAAACCAGGGACCACCCGACCTCCATCTGCACCGGGGCCGCCGGGCGCCCGGCGCCGTCCCAGTCGGCCGGTATCAGCCCGGACTCGTGCAGCTCGGCGGGCGTGCGGAACGCGCCGAACGAGCCGACGATCAGCGTTGCCTGCCCGGGGGCGCCGGGCGGGCCGGGCGGGCCGACCGGGCCGGGCGGGCCGGGGCCGCCGCCACCGCCACCGCCGAAATCCTGCTCGAGCGGGATGAGCTGCATTTGCCCGCTGATGATCGCCCCGGCCGGAACCCGGATCAGGGCGAGCCGGACCCCGGTGTAATCCCCCTCGCCGGGCAGCACGGCCAGCCGGTAGGTCGCGGTCTCGGGGTCGGTGACCACGGCCCACAGCTCATCTTCGCGGGCCTCGGCGCCGCCCTGCGCGGCCTGGACCTCGGCGCCGTCATCGGAGGTGAGCACCGCGACCGTCCCGTCGCCGCATGCGGCGATGGCCAGCCACCCGGGGTCGACGGCGATGCCGAGCCCGAGCGCGGGCGATAGCCGGACCGGGGTCACGATGCCCGCGCGGCGCCCGGCCAGCGCGGTTATCACCTGCCGGTCCTCACGCGCCGAATACCGGCCGCTCTGGCCCCACCGCAGCAACCCGGCCGGAGTCGTCATGATCCGATGTCCTCGACGGTGATCTGCAACCCGTCGCCCTGATTACCGACCGAGCAGTGATAGTACGTCCCGGTGCCCGCGACCCAGATCCGCCCGTCAAAGTTGCGGGTGACCGGCGCCCCGGTGTGCCGGAACGTCCAGATCACTTGCGCGTGGGTGGCAGCGGTGAGCACCTGCCGGTAGCTGATCACGCAGGCACGGCCGAGGGCGGATCCGTCCGGCCCCTGCCCCTCGGTCCGCATCCCGATGCCAATCCGGCCTTGGAGGTCGCCCGACACTGCCATCGGCGAATTGGCCGTGAACGTCGCCTTGTACCATTGCCCGGTTTCGAGGCGCACACCCGCGGTCATGTACTGGCGCCCCGTCCGCCCGGCGTCGATCCACGTCTGCTCGTTGCGCAGCTCGTTGGGAAACGTCCACGCACCTTGGATCATCAGCCGCCGCTCAAGGCTGGCGTTAACGGACCGGATATCCATTTGCGACGCGAGGGTCGCGCCCGCCGGGACGGTGATCCGGCCGATCAGCAGCCCGGACCGCCCGGCCGATTCCGCTTCGGTGATCACCCGCATCAGCCACCTGCCCTCGTCGGGCTGCACGTCCACCCAGATCATGTCCTCGCGGGTGCCCGTGCCCGGGCCGGGAATGGCCGTGATGGTGCTGTCGGTGCGGGAGCCGACGACCGCGCTTGTCCGGTCGCCGCAATCGGCGACGCCGAGCCAGCCGCCGGACACGATGACGTTGAGCCCGGTCCCGGCGCGGACCTCGATCGGCCACGTCAGCCCGGTCCGGTACCGGGTGACTGCGGCAATCACGAGCCGGTCATCGATCGCGTCGTAAATTCCGCCCTGGCCCCACGCCAGGATGCCGGTTGGCGCCTCAGTCATTCGGGATTACCTCCTCTTGCATCCGCCCGCGGTGGAACACGCCCTGTAGCGTCGTGTCGAGCCGGTCGAGGCGGCGGGTCAGCGATTCGCGCGGGATCGGGGGCGGCGAGGGGGTCGCGACCGTCCACGTGGCGGTCCCCTCCTGCGCGTTAATGTCGATCTGGATGAGCCGCCCGGTTACCTCGATCCCGCCGGGCAGCAACGGGGTAACCGCGCGGACCGTGACGTCATCGCCGACGGCGTAGCCGGTGACCGGCGGGAAGGACTCGGGCGGGCTGGCGGTCAGCGCCAGCGTCGGCGCCGAGTGCGTGGTCGCCATCGTGCGCGCCCGCTCGGCGAGGGTTGACTCGAGGATCGTCCCGGGCCAGTCGTCAACCGCGTCGAGCCGCGGCAGGTCCGGTTGCGGCCGGTCGACCCTGGCCACCGGGCGGGGCGGTTGCCTGCCATCGGGGTCGACCGCGGCATTCTCGGGCAGGTCGCCTACCGCGTAGGTGCGGGTCCGTAGCTGATCGCTATCCCACGTCGCCCGGTAGCCGACCGCGCCGCCGGGCACCGACACGCCGAGCCCGGCGCCCCCGGATCCCACCCGCGGATAGGCGATTTTCAGCACGCACTCGGGCCGCCCGGTCGCGCCCATCCGGTATTCGCTCCTGAATTCGGGGCCGTCGAGGACGCCCGCCAGGTTGATCAGCAACTGCCCGCGGCTGGTCGACTCGAGATACTCATAACTCCGGTCGCGGACGATTCCCGGCCCGGGGTCCGTATCAATCCAGATGCCGACGTCGTTTACCGGCCCGGCTAGCTCCTTGGCGAGCTCGGTCTGTTCTATGTTCACCCAGTTGCCGTAGTTCTCTGCGAGCTGCCGCTTGGTGAGGTAGCCGGGCAGCTCAGTCAGGGTGATGTTCGCCCACGCCGCGCCGTTCTCATCGGTGATGCCGGTCGGGACGCCGCACCAGACCGGCAGCCCGTCATAGAACGCCCACAGCCGCCAGGACCAGAACCGCCGCAGCCGCTCGGAATCGATACCGCACGGCAGCACGACCGTGGCCTGGCCGTGGCCGAAGTTCGATAGCCGGGACGTGCACGCGAACGCCGAGACATCGACGTTGCCCAGCGGCGCCCCGGGCCACGGCGGGCCGCCGACCCCGGGTGGCCTGCCGCCGATGTCGGCGATCATGTCGGCCCAGAATGTCCACGTGCCCGGCAGCGGCACGACCGGGCGCGGCTCGAGGATCATAGCCACGCCGACCGCCACGCCAGGGTAACCGAGCCGAACCCGGCCGAGTACAGATACCAGCGGGCCGAGGACACCGCGGCGACCGTGAGCGGCCTCGAGCCAGGCAGCACGAACGACGCCCGCGAGAGCCCGCCCACCGCGGAGGCGGTCAGCGTCGCCGTTGCGACGAGTATCTGCATCGACTCAGCGACCGGCGCGAGCCGGATCGTCGCCCCGGCGGCGCCGACTAGCCGCGACTCGGTCAGGTCGCCCTCATATAGCGCGTAGACGGGCGCGGCGGTGTTGCCGTCATTGGCGAGCGTGCCCGAGTTGGGCACGTCGGAGGACGCATAGCGCCACGGGTAGGCGCGCGGGTAGCGGCGGCCGGTGGTGACGTCCTCGGACTGGTTGTACAGCATCCGGGTTTGCCACCGCGCGTCGTAGAGCATGGGGTCGGCGGCGGTCATGGTGCACTGCCAGCGGAACAGCCCGGGGCCGTGCCAGGTCTGCCGGAAATGCTCGGTCCCGGCGCGGACGTCGGCGGTCAGTGTCCGGCCGTGCCCGCCGTCGGTGATGGCCAGCTCGGCGGGTTCCCTCGCGGCGGCGCGGGCGGCGAGCTGGTCCCGGAACCGGCCGAGCTCGGGCCGCGGCCCGGCCGCCGCGCCGGTTATCACGATCGTCCGCGGGCCGAGGGTCTTCGGCCCCCACGCGGCGCCGTCGGCGATCGACCGGGCGGCGTCGTGCCCGTCCAGCGGCGGCGAGTCGAGCCAGCCCTCGACTTTCTCCACTACCGCGCAGAGCCCGGAATCCTGGTCGCCGGTATTGAGCGGCAGGTCGTCCCACTCGACGGGGACGAGCCCGGCGCCACCGCCGCCGCCCGGCCCGGGGGGGCCGCCGTCGGCATAGGCCCAGTCGTACCCGCGGTCATACCCGCGGCCGGGGCCTGCGGCCATCGCCCGCAACAGCGGCGCGGGGCCGGTCACGACACGCCCCCGGCCGTCGCCCACGCCAGCTCACGGGAGACCTGCGCGGCTAGCTGCCGCTCGTCCATATGCGCCGTCGGGTAGACGTTGATCACCGCGGCCCCGGCGGCGCCGAGCCCGGCCAGGCTCGGCCCGGCCCCGGCCAGCGGCGAGCGGCCCACGCCCGGCGCGGCGAGGTCCGGGGCGGGCCAGTCGGCGGCGTTCAGCTCACGTTCGTAGCCGACCTCGAGCCCGCGGAACAGGTCCCGGCCCATCGGGATCGTGAGCCGCGACGGGCTGCCGATCTTGAGCGCGGACGAAAGCGCGCCGCTGATCCGGCTGGCCACACTGGAAATCGTAGACATCACGGCGCCCGCCGCGGCGTTGATCCCGGCCTGTAGCCCGTTCATGATGGCCGCGCCGCCCGCCCGCGCGGCGCCGACCGCGGCGTTCAGCCCGGAGGAGACGGCGCCCGCGACCGATGACATGGCGCTACTCACCACGGACCGGATCTGTGACATGGCCGAGGAGATGGCCGAGGACATGGCCGACGCGGCCGAGCTGGTCGCGGACCGGGCCGCATTCCACCCGGACGAAACCGCCGAGCTAACCGCGGACATGACCGAGGTGACCACCGACCGCACCGCGTTAAACGCGGCGGTAACCCCGGACCGGATCGCGTTCGTCGCGGCGGCGACGACCGAGGCGAGCGCGGAGAAGACCCCGGCGAGGGCGCGCAGCACGGCCATCAGCGGCCCGGCCGCGGCGGCAGCGGCCAGGAACGCGGGAATGAGCCCGGGGCTGCCGCCGAATATCCAGCGGACCACGGACATGATCGCGTTGCCGAGCCAGTCGAGCACGCCGCGGAGGGCGTTAAGCGGGTTGAGCACGGCAGCCGCGGCGCCGATGATCCCGGCGAGCGCGGCCGAAAACCGCTGTATCGGCTCGACCGGGATCAGCTCGACCAGGCGGCCGAGGACGCTAAAGACGCCGACCAGCACGGCGGCGACCACGCGCAGCACGACGCCGAGGGCGCCGAACGCGACGACCAGCACGCCGCCGATCAGCGCGCCGATGGGGCCGAGCAGCGGCGCCAGCCGGGACAGGATCGGGCCGAGGACGTCGCCGAGGGCGCGGGCTACGTCGAGGATCGGCGGTAGCAGGTCCTTGACCCCGTTCATTACCGCCTTGATTATCGGCATGAAAAACGAGCCGAGCCCCTTAGCGACGGCGAGTAGCCCGTCGCGGAATTTCGCCGAGGTGGCGGCCATCAGCGCGAACGCGGCGACCACGGCGGCGATGATCCACGCGACCGGGCCGAGGGCGGCGACGAGCCCGGCCACGCCGCCCTTGATCCCGAGCATCGGGCCGACCACGGTGAGCGCGGACTTGCCCAGAGTCATAAACAGCGGGCCGAGCAGCTTAAGCGGGCCGAGCAGGCTAGACAGCAGCGTGCCGATGATCGGGATCCCGCCGAGGGCGCCCGCCCCGGTGAACGCGGCCAGCGCGGCCCCGGCGATCAGCAGCGCCGGGCCGAATTGCTTAATGATCCCGACCACCCGGTCGAGGTCGCCGGGCTTAAGCGCGCTGAGCCACGCGGTCCACGTCGTGATCAGCCCGGTCAGCGGGGCGACCAGCTTGGCGACGGCCACGCCGATAGCGTCAAAGATCGGGGATAGGGCGCCGCCGGGTGCGACGGCCTTACTGAACGCCTTAGCGAGATCGTAGGCGCCGAGGATCGCCGGGGCGAACGCCTTGACGAGTCCTTGCCCGACGCTGAGCTTTATGTCATCGACTACCCGCTTAAACGAGCGCAGCACCTTCCCGGGCTCTTTCATCGCCTCGGCGTAGGCGCCCGCGATACTGTCGCCGTCCTTGAGCACGGCGTTGAGCACGGCCTGCGCCCGCTCGGCCTCGGTCAGGTCCTTGGTCGCCTTGCCGACCGACTTGGCGTAGTCATCCATCGCCCGGCCAGCCATGACGTTAATCCCGGCGTTTCTCAGAACGAGACTGTTCTGTGTGCTCACGCCGTGCACGAGATCGGCGAGCACCTCGGTTGAGTTGCGCCCGCTGATGACCGCGGCGTTCTGGGCGACGGTGGCGAGCTTGGTCGCGTCGGATAGCTTGAGCTGGTTTTGGGCGAACTGGGCGACGAGCGACTGAGCGGTCCCGGCCTCGATCCCCTGCTCGCGGATCGCCGAGACGGTTTTCTGCATCGTCGGGTAGCTGAGGTTGTTTGCCTTGGCGAGCGCCCTCAAACTGGCGTCCATCTCGCCGACGCGGGCGGCGGTCTGGAATGACGCGACGCCGAACCCGATAGCGGCGGCCGACGCGACGCCGAGCCCGGTCGCGACCGATTTGCCGACTGAGGAGGCGAACCCGCCGACCGCCTTGAGCCCGGCGGACATGGCCGAGCTGATCGAGGAGGCGGCCTCCTTGCCCGCCGCGCTGGCCGCGCTCGAGATATCGGACTTGAGCGACCCGGTATCGGCCTTGACGTCGACCGTCAGCTCGCCGTATTTGCTAGCCATCGCGGTCGACCTTCATGCCGGGCATCCCGGCGAGGATCCGCGCGGCGTCGGCCCACGTGCCCGCCTTGACGTCGCCGGGCTGGCCCCTCGATTCCGGGGCCGTTTCGTGAACTGGCGCGGCCCTCTCTCGGTCTGACGTCGAACCGTGCCGGATCGTCCGGCCTGGCCGGGGCAGCGGCCGGGGCCGGGCGGCGCCTTTGGCCCCGTGAGCGCGCAGCGTGACCCATGTGAGCTGCGCCAGCTCATCAGCGAGGACGGCGAGTAGCTCGGCCTCGGTCGACCAGTGCTCGCCGGGCCGCCGGGCGTACGGGGGCAGCCGCTCGAGCAGCACGGCAACCCGGCGCGTCGAAACCGCCGGGTCGAGGACGTCGACCCCGTACACCTCGAGCATCAGCGCTTCGACGTCGGGGTCGAACCGCGCCGCGCAGCCCGCCCGGAATTTGGGAGGCTCGAGAAACCGCCCTGTAGCGCGCCCATCGACTGGAATAGGAACGTCAGCTCGCCGAGTTTCAGCCCGGCGTCGCACAGCCGGTCGTAATCGTCGCCGATCAGCTCGCCGAGGGCGCCCTCGAGGTCGCCGAGGGCCACCGCGCGGACCGTCTTTAGCTCCCATCCCGCCATCGCGGGCACCTCATACCGGCGGTCCTTATACGCGAACGTGTACGGCGCCCGCTCGGCCTCGGTCGCGGCAGCACCTGCCGCGGCCTCGAGGTCGAGCAGCCCGTCGCCGTTCGCGCTGGCCCCGGTCACGCCGCCTTTTCAGCGGGCGCGCGGCGGGTGCCGTTGCCGTTGCCGGGCTCGTCGGCCGGGCCGAGCTGGACATAACCGAGCCGCCCGCCGTCATCCAGCGCGGATAGCGTCACGTCGAGCGGAACCGCCGCGCCGCTCGTGATCTGCATATCGCCCGCGTCCGAGAGCGAGGCGCGGCCGAACCCCACCCGGAACACGGTGTCTCCGTCCCGGGTGTCGATGCCGACCGCGTACAGGTGGGTCGGCGCGTCGGACCGTAGCTCCATATCGATGCTGCCGTCAGCGCCGACAGTCGGAGGGTCGGCGTCAAAGTACATCGCCAGCGTGATCTCGTTGAGCTGCCACATGATGAATTGCAGCGTGATCTGTCGGCCGGTGATGACCGACCGGATCGGCACCCGGGATTGCCAGGGCGTGAGGTCCTCGGTATCGGTGGACTGGCCGACCGTGGGGCCGTCCTCGGATAGGTAGCCGAGCAGCCGCCACGGGGCGGCGAAGTCTTCCCACGTGTCGGCCGGGAGCGCCGTGCCGGGCGGCGCGACCCAGATTCCGGGGCCGTTCGCGGTCCCGACCTGGACCTCTTCGGGGTTGAGCGTTGGCGGGGCGGGGGGCATAACTTGTTACCTCCTGGTTTGCTGCCGGACGCGGGCCGGGTGAGCGCTGACCGCGTACCGGGCTACGTACCGCGGGGCGCCCGTCTCGTCGGGCAGCCAGAACGGCCCGTCGATGACGTCCACGCGGGTAATCACGCCGCCGGGCCAGCTCGCCCACGGCAGCGCGCAGATACGGCGCCGCGCCGCGTCGGCCCTCGCCGACGCGGCGCCGCGGCTGTGCGACCTGATATCGACCTGCACGCTGACGGTTGCCAGCCAGCCGGGCGGGTCGCCGCGCCCGGCCGTGTAGGACCACGTGATCACGCCGCCGAGCGGCCGGATCGTCTCGTAAACGAGCTGCTCGACGTCGGGCGCCGGGTAGTCCAGCACCGGGTCGGCGCCCGCGGGCAGCTCGAGGTCCAGCGCCATCACATCACCTGCCGCTGATTGCGGATGATCTCGGCCTGCACCTCGGGCGGCAGGTCCTCAAACCAGGCGACATAGGCGAGGTAGCGGCGCAGCATCGCGCGCCATAGCCGCCTCACCGGGCACCCGCCAGCGCCCGGCCGAGCATCGCCCGCGGCGCCATCTTGGATGTCCCGTACTCGACGTAGCGGGCGTACCGGACCCCGTTCGATACCTGATAGTGCGCGTCGCCGCTGCGCTGGACCGTCCACCCGGCCCGCAGCGTGCCGGTCTGCACCGGGGTATATCCGGCCACGTCGCCCTTGAATCGCTCGGTTATCTCCGCGACGCCGGGGTCGACCTCGCGCTCGGGGGCGGCCGGGTCGGTGACGGTGAACCCGGCCATCAGGCGATCCCGATTACGCGATGCTCATGCTCGTACCGCTCGATTTCGGCGTCGAGGCGGGGCAGCACCGCGGCGCCGAACGTCCCGCCCATCCCGGTATCGGGCAGCGGCAGCGTACCGAGCGGCACGCCGCGGGCCGCGGCGGCGCGGGCGCACCGCCGCAGCATCGCAAGACCTAGCTCGTCCGGGTACGGGTCCGGTATGGCGCAGTCGGCGGCTTGCAAGTTGGTTTCGGCGGCCAGGATCCACGCTAGCTGATCGTCGGCCAGCTCGTAATCAGAGACGCCGCACCACTCGCGGACCTCCTCGAGGCTCGGCGGGCCGCTCATCGCTGGCTACTTGCGGGCCGATTGAGTGCCGGGTCCGGGCGGGCCTTGCGGGCCCTGCGGCCCGGGAGGGCCGACCCCGGTCAGGTTCGCGGCGGGCACCGTGCCCGCGCACTTGACCAGGCACGCCGCGTTGGACACGACCACCTTGCCGCGGGCCTCGGCCAGTAGGACGAGCTTGTTCCGCAGGAAGAAATCCTCGTGCGAGTCGGTCATCATGACCTCGGTCCGCTCCCGGTCAAAGAACGTCATCCCCTCGGCGAAGTCGCCGACGTACGCGGACCCCTTCGGGATCTGAGGGACGGCGACCGCGCGCAGCCCCCAGAACACGTTAGAGACGTTCGCGCCGTCCCGGCTGACCGGGAGGATCGTCATATCCAGCGCGGCCCAGTCCAGCGCGTTGAGCAAAACCGCATTCGCCGAATAGCCCGCCTCATCGACCATGCCGAGCCCGACCCGCAGCGACTCGAGCAGGAGGTCGGTCGGCGTGCCGAACGTCGGAATATTCGTGTCGGCGGCGAGCGCGGCGGCGGCCTCGGCGTTGATCTTGCGGATAACGCCGCGGCGTAGCTGCGTGTCCACGATCGTCCGCACCATCGGCACGTCCTCGAGGGCCTGCTTGGTAATGCCCTTCCACCATGCGTAGGTCGACATAGGGACGGCCTTGAGCACGCCCTGAATCGGCGCCTCGGGCTTGAGCGCGCCCTCGGCCACCTCCGACGCCATGCCGGTTTCGGGCTGCCAGTAGTAATACTCGACAGAGCCCATCGTGGTCGGCACCACGCCGACCACATCGAACAGCGGCACCCGCAAAGCGGGATCCCGGGGGCCTGACCAGTATTGCGGCGGCGTCCCGATCGCCGTGGTAATCGGGTTGTCGGCCTGCCGCTCCTCGAGGAACCCGCCCTCGATCCTGAACGGCTGGCTCGAGCCGTGCCCGCTGTACGCCTTGAACTGCTCGGACTCGATAAACCGCGCGCCCCACGACCGCGCCCGCTCCTCGGTCCGCGGCGGGGCCGCCTCGCGCTCCCGGTCCCGGGCCGCGGCGGCCCGCTGCTCGGCCTCCTGATGCGCGCCGTAAATCTGCACGAACTTAGCCGCGCCCGCCTCGGCGTCGGTAAGCCGCTTGATCTCGGCGTCAAGGAACGCGAGCCGCCCGACGATCGAGTCGAACGTCTGCCGCTCGGCGTCGGTGAGATCCCGCTTGGCGTCATCGGCGGTCTTGGTCAGGTCCTCCAACACCGCGGCCTGGCTCGTCCGCTCCTCGAGCTTGGATTTCAGATACACGTTCGTAGACACGCGCCCTCCCGGCGTCGCTGTGATTGCGATACCGCCGGTTCTGTGCAGGGCTCGGCGGGGGCGGCCGGTTCTGTGCAGGGCTCGGGCGCCGTCGTGCTCAGGGGGCCTGCCGGTTCTGTGCAGGGCTCGGCGGGCCGGGGTCGGCCTGCCGGTTCTGTGCAGGGCTCGGCGGGCCGGGGTCGGGCGGCCGGTTCAGTGCTGGGCTCGGTCGCCGTCGTGGACCATTCTTGCCATCTCCGCGGCCGAAACGCAACTATCGGCGAGCCCCGGGGCGTATCTCACGGCGAGCAGCGCGGCCACGTCGGCGGTCCGCACCTCGAGCAGCCGCGGCGCGTCATAGGCGGGGGTCGCCTCGGCCCTCGAGAGCAGCGCGACGTGATGCAGCGCCGCCTCGGTTATCTCGCGGACGCCGCCGACGGCCCGCTCGGCGACCGGGTGGAACCCGACGGATCCGGCGTTGATCTCGCCGTCCCGGGCTCGGCAGTAGACCTCCCACGCCTCGGGCGTGTCGTAAAACTTGAGCACGGCGAGTAGCTCGGCCTCGCCCGAGGTGTCCCACGACACGGGGCGGGCGACCGCCGGGGCGCGTAGCTCGCCGGTCCCGCCCGTGTGCCGGTCGGTAAACGGGATCCGGTGAGCCCGCTCGTTAACCGACCGGGTGAACGCGCCCGGCGCGAACCGCTCCGGCCGCGGCGTCCGGGTCGAGGTCTCGCCGTAGCGGCACACGAGCATGGTCGCGCAGCGTAGCGCCTCATCGATCGACCGGACCTCGAGCGGGATCGTCATCTGTTCGGCGGCCATGATCAGCCCTCCTCGGGCATCGGCGGCAGGTCTTCCATCTCGCGCACCTCATCGATCGTGAGGAATTTCGCGTCGAGCCCGATCTTGTGCGCCTGGTAGCGGGTAGCCGTGTCCGCGCGGCGCAGCGAGTCAAGATTGATCTTGAGCGAGGTCCCGCGGGTGAACTCGGCGTCGAGCGCGGACTCGGCCCGCCGCGCCCACGGCAGCAAAGAGAACTCGGCGAACTCGATCATCCGCGATTCGACGTTCGCGTACGTCGAGCGGTCCGCGGCCAGCCCGAGCATGTACGGCGGGATGCCGAAAATCATCGCTATGTCGAGCGTCGAGTAATCCCGCATCTGCGCTAGCTGCATGGCCTGCGGGTCGAGCTGGAGGGGGTGAAACTCGGTCGTCGCGTTGAGCACGGCGATTTTCTTGATCGTCCCGCCGTGACTGCGCATCCAATCCGATTGCAGCTCATGGGCCTTATCCCGGGTGAGCTGCGGGGCATTGACCTTGAGATAACCCGAGGGGATCCCGCGGCGCAGCATGTTGTAAGCGAACCCGCGTACCTCGCCCGCCAGCGCCAGGTCGAGGAAATGCGCCTTGAGCACGCCCACGCCGCGCGGCCCGCCCCGCACCATCCCGCGGATCACGATCAGCTCGCCGGGGGCGAATCGGTAGCCCTCGCCGCCGTTACCGGGCGGGATGACGTACTCGCCGCCGTCTATCTCGAGGTCGTGCGGGTTGAGCTGCCACAGCGGCGGCGCCGGGCTGCCGTCATCGTTGCGGGCCGGGACGTAGATCACGCCCTCGCCTTCCCACAGCATCGACGTCAGGGTCCACGACCAGAACTCCATCGCGGACCGGCGCCACTCGGGGACCGGCCCGGCCGTGATCCGCAGGTCACGGCGTTTGGCCTGCGGGTCGGTGATCCAGTCGGGCGCGGGCATCCGCGCCCGGCCGCGCATCACCCGCCACGGCATCCCGGCCAGGGTGTCGGCGAGCAGCGACGTGCACCGGGTCACGGCGGCGGGCAGGCTATGCGGCGACGCGCCCGGCGGCGGGTTGCCGATCGGGCCGCCGGTCCCGTCGCCCCCGGCCGGGCCTTGCCACCATAGGTCCTTGCGGCTGACTTCCCACCCGTCCGGGTCGTTGATCAGCATGTCCCGCCCGTCCGTGCCGGTATAGACGGCGACGCCGGGACGCTCGTCCCGCACGAGCCCGCCGTATCCGATGCGGTTCGGGGGGCGTAGCGGCATGCTCATATGAACACCTGCGGTTCGTCGGCGGGCTCGGGGGCGTGCGCCCCGGCCCACGCCGCGACCGTGACGGCGATCAGCGCGAGCCCGGCGTCGCTGCGCTCCCACGCCCACGCGCCGCCGCAGCGACGCTTGCGCGCCGAGGTGACCGCCGCGGCCATCAGCGGATGATCCCGCAGCCCCACCCGCGGCGGGACCGCGGTCAGCGCGTCGAGCAACTGCCCGGACGCGGCGGCCATGTCCGCAGCGGACAGGATCACCAGCCGCCCGGCCAGCTCGGCGCGGGATTTCAGCTCATCGGCCAGGCCGCGGGCCGGGCCGGACCCGTCGATGCCCACCGCGGCGGCGCCGTGCCGGGCGGCCAGCTCGCCGAGCCGCCCGGCCACCCAACCGGCCTGCGGCCGGTCCTCGATCACCTCGGCGACCCCGGCGCCGTAGGCCACGATCACGGCGCGGCTATGGTCCTCGGCCACGTCGGCGCCGAGGGCCAGCTCGCCCGCCGGGCCGCGCCGGGTGCCCACCCGGCCCCACGTGCCCTCCTCGAGCACGGGCGGCGTGAGCGACGGCACCCACTGGTTAAGCGCCTGCTGGCGGAACGCCCGCTCGTCGGCGAACGCCCGCTTGCGCGCCACCCACGCGGCCCGCCGCTCGTCCCAATGCGCCTGCGCGGCCTGCCACACCGCGGGGTCGTCAATGTCGAGGTCGGGATCGGGCGGCGCCGACCACTCGATCAGCAGCACGCCCGAGGGGTCCTCGAGCGTCGCTATCGCGGCGGCCCGGTAGGTGTGCATCAGGTCCGAGTCGGCCGTGCCCGCCGTCGAGACCAGCCAGGTCTGCGGCGAGTCGGCCTCGGCCATCGCGGGCTCTATCGCCTCCTCGAACACCGACCGGGCCACCCGCCAGCCCTCATCGATCAGCGACATTGACAGGCTGAACGCGACCCCGGCGCCATCGTTCGCGGCCTGCAAAAGCCACCGCGACCCGTCGCCCGTCTCGATCTGCTGCTCGCCGTTCGCCCACCGGACGCCGAGCCCGGACCGCTGCGCCCACCGGGCCGCGGGCCGCCACACCTCTTGCGCGGCGATCAGCTTATGAGCCACGTGCAACACGGCCTGCTCTTGCCCGCCGAACCGGGCGCCCTGATCGATCCGCCACCCGCACACGATCCGCTCGAGCCAGCTCTTACCGGCCTGCCGCGGCGCCGAGACGATCACGAGCGGCCACACGAGCGACCCGGCCGCGTCGTGCTCGAGCGCGCGGGACAGCGCGAGCCGCTGCCACCATCGCGTCCCGGCCGAGGGCCGCGGGTGCAGCCGCCGCGCCTCGCCCCACGCCACCGCATCCGGGCCGTACGTGCCCACCGCGGCCGGGTGCGGTCCCGTCATCAGCCGCGGCCACCGCGCCGAGGCGGGCATGTCCCCGACCCCCGGCCACTCGAGGGCCGGGGCCGCCCGGGTCACCATTGCCGCGACGGCGCCAGCCGCGCCGCTCGAGCAGCTCGAGCCCTCGAGGCGGGCGGGGGTTGCCTCGACGTCGGCCCGGTGATGACCGCCCGCCGCCGCATGCGGGCGATCACCACGCCGAGCCGCGCGCCCGCCCGCCTCGAGCAGTCGGCATGCTCGGGCGCCAGCCGCGCATCGCTGCCGCCGAGGGCGCGGTCGATCACGTGCCCGAGGTGCCACGGCTCGCCGAGCTCGATCAGGCACCCGCACCGCCAGCACGCACACGGCAGCATCCGGCCGTACGCCACCCGCAGCGCCGCCCACGCCCGGTGATTGCGCTCGAGCAGCGACGCGCTCACGGCGGCCCCGTCCGCTGTTCGAATCCTTCGCCGCGGTTTTCGATACGCCCCGTGACCCGAATCCGGGCTGTTCGATTCGAACGCCATTCGAACACGGTCCGTCCGAACACCCGGACGAGGTTCGAACAGCGCCCGCCGAGCCCCGGGAATCCGAACACGGCCCCCGCTTGGGCTCGGACGTCCGCGCAGGTCAGCGGCCGATTTCGGGGGAGTCCGGGGCGGCGGCGGGCGCATTTCGGGGCCTCGGCCCTGTCCTGGGGGGTTCGAACAGCCGTTCGCGTATCGGGGAGAGATCTGGGGGGA